CGCGGTGAGCGCCACCATGGCAACCATCGCGCCGATGCTCTTGCCGGACGATCCGCTGTTGCCGCCGCCAAGCGGCCTGGACAGGAATTCGACATTGTCGTTGGCGGCCAACCGATGGGTCGCCCATTCGGTGCGGCTGTAGTAGACGCCGTTGACCTTGCAGACGGTCGGCAGGTCGAAGCGCCAGCCGGTCTCGGCGAGCACCTGCTCGATGGTCGGCCTGCGCTTGCGGGTCTTGTGCTCGGCAATGGGGAGCACGAGGCCGCTTTCCTGCACGCGCGGGTCGTCGCGCTCCGGGTCGAAGACCAGGAGGTTGTGTTTGACCGTCAGCTTGTTTGAGCGCCGCTGCACGCGAACGGGCGGGGTATCCCCGTCATCATCCCAGCCGCTGCCTTCCCAAGTGCTATGCCGCATTTGCAGTCCGTCTGAAGAACCGAAGGAAATTGAACCCAGATGCCCGAAGCGCCGGCAGATCGTCCACGATCACGCCAGCATGCCGGTCGATATGGATCACCGCGCCGGTTGTGCCCGGAACGATATAGGTGCCGAGATGGAAGTCGCGCTTGGCGACGTTGCCCATCAGAACAAGATCAAGCTCTTTCGCCTCGGCTTCCGGTACTTCCTCCCAAGCCTGCCGCTCGGGATGCGAGAGCATGGCCTCGGCTTGGGCCCGGGTCGTGGGCTCGGCAAAGGCAACATCCGGCATGGAGACACCGGCAAGCTCGTTCTGGATGTGACGGGCGAGGCCATAGCAGTCGAACTCGGACGGCCCACGCGCCCCGATCTTGTAGGGCTTGCCGATCAGGCTCTCATAGAAGGCGAGACGGTCAGTCATTGATGATAATGCGCCCATAAGCGATGCGGAAGCGCCCGTCCAGCGAGCTCATCTTGAGGGTACTCTGAACAGGGTGGTTCACGGTGATGGTCACGAGGCGCTTTGGCTCAGCCGCCTTCGCCAACGCTGGCCCTATCACAGGAGCCGCAGCCAAGAACCCGAATAGCTTTCGACGTGAGAGCATGTGTCTACTCCTATGAAACCTGCAGCAATGACGGGAAACGCACCATGTCATAGACCTCGCGCATCACGCGCATGTTCTGCGGACGGGCGATGGCGAGTTGCCCCTCAAGCTGCCGCGCCGTGCGCTTCACGTTGCGCAGGATCAGCTTGTAAGGCCCCTGTCCGACCGTGTTGGGATCGGAGGCGAGATAGCCCCGGAAGATCGCCTGGATGGGCGTGTTGAGCTTCACCGCCTCATGAAGGTAGCGGGAGGCCTCCCGGTTAACGTTGTCGAGCCGGATGGTGGCCTCGGCGCCGAGGTTGCCGATGCGGGGATAGTCGATCTCGAACGGGATGGCCTTGAAGAGCACCGTCTGGCCGCTGCCGACCGGTGCGCCGACCTCCAGCTTGAAGTTCATGTCGACCGTGTTCCTGACGGCGCGGATGGGAGCCGGTTGCCCGTTCTCGACAAAGACCGGATGGATCAGCTCTATCGTGATGAGCATGACCTCATCCTTGGGCGCGGAGGCGGCTGCCTCGGCCCAGGCTTGCGTTGCGGAGATCGGCACTTAGAGATCCCAAACGTCTAGTGAAAAAGAAACGTTGATGCGGGCACCGGCGCGGGTCGCCGTGTACTTGCCGCCATTGCGGAGACGAACGCGCCTGTTCGTGCATCCGGTCAGGTCGAATACCGGCATGGTGAACTCAGCGGCCCCGTGTGAGAGGGTGTCTCGCACGAAGGCCTTGAAGGCCAGGAACTGATCCGTGGTCATGCGGATGGTCATGTCGACCACGCCGATGACCGCGGTGAACTGGCGACGGGAGCGGACATTGCCCGCCGCCATCTCGCTTTCGAGGACGCTCCGGTGAGGCTCCGTGACCCCTGAAGGAGCGAGCGGAGTATGGGGGACGGATGAAGGCCAGACTGGAAGTGCCATAGATTTGGGCTCATAAAGGGCTCCCCTACAGAAGAAGGCGTAGCCCAGATGTCAGACGAGTATCTCTTGCGGTCTCAGCGAAGCGGAACGCCCAATGCCCTTATGGGGTCATTGCTGGCAACCGAGGCAATCATGCGCATGCTCATATCTGAGCTTGTGAACCTGGTTGCGGAAGAGGACGATAAACTCGATCTCGTGCGTATGATGCGTGAAAAGGTCGAGTTTGCTCTCGAACACACGAAGACCTCAAACCACAGCGAATTGACTGACATGGATGAGATCAGCGATGGGGCACAGGCAACCATTGCCTCTGTATTCCATGTCATTGAAGTTGCATTGGGGAGCCGGTCTAGCGACCCATCTGATTCCGACGGAGATGCTTGAGCGCGGCGGCGGTTTTCCCGCCGTTGAGGAGTGCGTCCGACACCATGTCATCAACCTGGGCTCGAAGGGTCGCTCCCTTCGGCCCGCTCTGCTCCTGAGTGATCTTCACTCCCGGTTCCTGCTTGATGACGACCTGCATACTGCCGCCGCCGAATTTGCCGTTGGGCACGATGCGCCCGGGAGTGGTTGGCACGAACAATTCCCGCCCGCTCTCGCCTACTGTGTAGGGCTGGCCAGCATTGACCATGCCGCCTGCCGCCTTCCCAGGCATGAAGGCCTTCATGATCGACCCTACGATGCCACCTAGCCCCCCGTCCGTGCCGCCTGTGCCGAATAGGCCTGCCAGAGGCCCCTTGCCGAGGATTGCTGCCTCAAGGGCTGCACGAGCGATAGACTTTGCGACGTTCTGGAACACTTCTTCAAGAGTCCGCCCCTCTAGGGCGAGGTCGGTTATGGCATCGATAGCGACATCGCCGAAGTATTCTGCCGTCCGGTTAGCCTCTTCCTGTGCCTTTTCATACTGCTCGATAGCCGTCTTTGCGTTGTAGATGGCTGTCGTTTCAGCAATGATCGCTTGCCGCTGTGCCTCGGTTGCCGCCGATCCAGCGCGAGCCAGATTGACGGCAATCTCCCGCTGAAGGTTGGATTGCCCCAAGGCAGCGGCCTCGGCCTCGAGCTCGGCCCGCTCCTCTTGGAGGCTGGCCGTGTATTGCTTGACCTGCTCGGCGGCCCGTTCCGAGTCCGATTTCCCGCCCTTACGCGCCTCTTCAGCCGCAACGATCCGTTGGGCTGCGAGGTCGAGAGCCTTCGGGTCAACAGTACCGCCGCCCTTCGTGATCTCGTCAAAGAGCTTCTGCCGGGTATCGCGGATCTTTTTGGCAGTCTCCTCCATCGTGGCTTCTGCCGTTGCCTTGCGGAGAGCCGCCTGGCCTTGCAGTTGCCGGATGATGGGATCGTTTAGAGCGGTGCCAGAGGCCTGCTCATAGGTCGTTGATGGCGTGGGGATTGCCGCTTCGATGGCCTTGTTCGTTGCCGCAGCCACTGCGCCGCCGAGATTACTTAGGTCCCTCCGCAGGGTAGCCACTCTCGCAATCGCGCCTGCCAAGGTGTCGAGGAGGGGCGTGAGCCGGCCTGCGAGGTCGCTGAACCTCGGGTTGGAGCCTGCTAACTCTTCGAGTTTGTCGGCAAGCTCTTCTGCCGAGATCTCACCGGATTTGAACTTGTCCCGAAGCGCATCAAGCTCCTTGCCTGCATTTGCGTTGAGACCGCGCGAACGCATGGCATTCGCCGCCTGGGTCATCGCCACGTCGATCTGAGCCGCGAAGCTCCGAACGTCGTCCTCAGTCGCGGCCAATCGGGCAGAGAGGTCCTTTTGCTGCGCCTCGGCCTCACGTTTTGCAGCCCGAATGATTGCGTTTGTCTTTGCGTCGATAGCCTTTCCAGCACCATCCGCCTTCGACCGCACCTCATCCAACGCCGCCGCATATTGGCGACTGCGCTCGGCAGCCTTGGCACTCTCCGAGGAGAAATAGACGGTAGCGGCAGCCACGCCAAGGATCGCCGCGCCGACCGGGCCGCCGACGAGAGCGAGAGCCGCACTGGCGGCCCTAGAAGCGAGAGCCGTCGCATGGAGGCGGGCCGTTGTCGCCACAAGCGCCACATTCAGAGCATTCATGCCCGTGGCCGCCCGAGCGGCTGCGGTGGCCTGTAGACCAAGCGCAGCGACGGCTGGCGTAAGGCCTTGCCCGATCAGGCGGGCTGCAATCACCGTCCCGAGGATCGCCGCTCCATCTCCGACAACAGCAATATTGTTAGCGAGGAGTTGCATCGCAGAGGATACGGTCCCCGTAGCTGTCGAGACCGCCGCGCTCTGCCCGATGTATCGAGCCGCCGCTGTTTCTAGTGTCGTGAATGCATCAGAGATCGTCGCTTTGGTTTTGCTAAATGCGTCTTCAACGTCGGGGGCCGCATTCACAAGCGCACGGAAGACCTTATCTGACGTGAGCTTTCCTTGCTCGCCGAGTTCTTTAAGTTCTGCGGCGGCAACACCGAATTCCTTGGCAATGGCCCGCATAACCACAGGGGCGTTTTCGCCCAGGCTTCGGAGTTCGTCTCCATTCAGGCGGCCAGAGCCCAGGGCTTGGCCCAGCTGAGTAAGGGTCGATGCCATTTCCTGCGCCGAAGCGCCACCGAGTTTGAGCGCTTTGGCTACTGTCTCAGTCGCAACAGCGAGTTCGGCCTGGCTCGCTCCCAGAGCCTCCGAAGAGCGGGCCATGCGGGCGTAGAGATCAGCAGTCTCCGCGAACGCAGATCGGGACCGCTCCGCAATAACTGAGAGTTGTTCGAGCTTCTGCCCTTGCTGGTCAATGGGTACACCAGCGGCTGCGATCTTGTTGCCTGCCTCCGTCCACTGGTCTGCCAGTTGCTTCACAATAGCCACGGCAGCACCGATACCGACGCCCTGAAGGCCCGTTTTCAAACGGTCGCCAAGCCCCTCGAACGACCGCCCTATGCGGTCCTCCGAGGCCCTGACACGGTTCTCCATTTGCTTCAAAGCTTGGTCCATCGCCTTACGAGCCTTGGCAGACTCGCGCGAGGCGGATTTCATGTTAGCTTCAAGCGAGATTACGAGTCGTTCAACGTCCGTAGCCATGTGGAGGCCTTATGCATTCTAAAGTATTCGTCACCGGGACATTTTGTATTCTATCTACATTTGTCTTGGCCCAGACGCCTGAGCTGGATAAGCAGAAACGTCGTCTTGTTATTTCCGAAAAGTATTCTGAACCTTTTGCATTGGTCGAACTCTGCGGCAGTGAGTACGACATCAATGCTGAGTTGCTTCCGGAAGATTTCGGCGATGCCGCACAGTCCGTTGACATTGAAGCTCGCAAGAAGATGGCTGCCCTGTCGGGATTGCGCGGGCCAAGAGCCTGCATTGAGCTACTCGAACAGTTTGGCCCTACTGGCACAAAGATTAAGAACCTTGCGATCACCGCATCCCAAAGGGATGACATGGAGATGGCCGTAAGAGGCTCCGAAGGTTTATGGGTGTCATGGCGCAAACCTGAAAACTTGGCCCCGTGCCTTGACCGCTTGGTTGACGTTCCCTCTGACGCACTCGTACTTCATTACTCTAGCGAGATTTTGACACCGAGCAGCGGCGGGACCGAGTGGCTATCGACGCTGCGTGTCAGGTATCAACCTCTAATTCCGAAAACCGAAAGGACCGTTCAATGTCGAGTTGCCATGCAGGACGGGAAACCGGTTTTTCGAGAGTTCAGTGAGAGGGGCGCTCCGTAGAGCGCCCTTTGTGTTTCAGGATGCAGCCAGGACGGCTTTGACTTCTGCCTTCAGCACGGGATCCTCACGCAGCCGCCGCTTCAGACGATGCCAAACTGCAGCCTCTTCTTCGGTGTGGGGATCGTCTGCCGGCTCCGCGACCCAAATCCCGCCCGTATGAGGGTTCAGGACTAAAGCTATTCTCACTTCCCTTGCGTCCGCTATCAGTTGTTCTGCTCTGAAACGGAGCATATCAGGCTGTCGCGCTATCGCTGTTCCAGCAACGGTTCCAGCAAGGATTGTAGCGGCTGCCCCTTTGAAAAGGGCGCGACGTGTCGTATGTTGTCCATGAGCCATGGCAACTTCCTGTTCAAGTTGTCGGGGTTAAGGCCCTCGGGGTGTCATCACCACCTGCGAGGGCCGTTTCGTTTCTGGTCGGCTAGCGGCTATTTACGAGAGAGCCGAGCGACAGAGCGTTCATCCAGACCGTGTCGTAGAACTCAGGATCGGATTTGAACCACTGCTGAAACGCAGCCATCTTTTGCATGGCCTCTTCTGGCAGCGGCAACTGCTCGAATTCGAAGAGCAGGGTGTGGGGCTGTCCTACGGCGGACCAGTCTTTGACGTATACCTGCACCCCCAATTCCTCCAACTCCAGCATCATCTTCTCAATGGTGCCGATGAAGTCCTCAGCCTTTTGGCACTCAACCGCATGGTTGAAAATCTGATCAGCCAAGTCTTTCATCAGTGCACCTCCGCAAGAAGGCGACCCACAATCGAGGAGGGCCACTTGATCTGCTGAACCGGAGTTCCGTTGGCGTGGCGGCGTTC